GGAGGCCAAAGTGCAAAAAAGCACTTTGGAACAAATTCAACCACTTAAAATAATCAAAGGTGGTACAGAACCAGGTGTGTGGGGTGTTGAACTTCTGGCAATCAGATATGCAGCATGGATTAAGCCGGAATTTGAAATCGAAGTTTATGAAGTTTTCAAAACGGTTGTCCGTCTCGGCGTTGGCGCAATGTCACGTCTGAATAGAATCGATCACATCATCAATACTGAAACCAAAGCGATAAGCCAGTGCGCAAGCCAAATGGCTAAGTGGGGCGTTGGTGGGCGAAAAAGATTGCTTCATGTTGCACGTGAGAGAGCGGCAAATGAAGTGCAAATGTATTTGCCCGGAATGGTGTGATTTCGCAGGTTAATCCAGTTTGTACATTACGGCAGTACCACGAAACAACCCAAGCCAGTAAGTGGGGAAAATAACACTGGTAGCCACTGAAAGATGAACCTCCTGCCTTATGGCAAAAAAGATTCTTTGTGGTGGCGGACTGATGGAAAGACATCGGATAGAATGAAGCAGTGGCTAGGGTAGCTCCCGAAAAGCGGCATCGTCACCGCCTGCCACTGATTCAATGACGAACAACTAGACGAGGTTGTTATGAAAATACCATTGGTCGGTGGTCCTTATGATGAGCAGGTTTACGATTGCGGTGTAGATACTAATGGAATGCCTGAACTTGATATTCTGTATATGCCGAATCGGTCGACGATTGAAGGTGGGCGTGTGGAACTTCTATCTGAAGCCCCGATGTCTCCAGTGAAGGATTTACGCTACCGATTAGTCCGGGTTAATGTGAAAGAATTGGTTAGTGGGCGTCTTTGCGATTCTCCAACAAAATGGCGTTGGGAGTATCACTATGAATGCTGATGATTGGATTAGTGTTGATGTCAGTTTGCCAGAAAGCAAAGAAGGGATGTGGTCTAAAGAGGTTATAGCTCTTACTGATACTGGTGACGTGTTCAAACTATCATGTATGGGCTCTTACTGGCAGAGAACCAAGGCATTCATCGATTCAGGAGCAAGCAAGGTTACACACTGGATGCCGCTTAATTACCCAGATGATTAAAACGGATGAAAAATGAAAGGTCGCTCAGGCGGCCTTTTTTATTGCCATCACAAAAGCCATTCCTTACTGAGTGGCTTTGATAATGGCTTATACCCTACACGGGATAACTTAACTGATATCCCTTTTAACGGATAAACGGAGCCAACAATGGCAGAGATTATTCCCATGACTGAAGAACAGAAATTCCAGTTAGAGATTTACAAACTGGTCATGAACCAGAACGCAGCAGCAGAGGAAGCATTTCAATTCATCGGCACTGATGAGCTGAAGCTTGAGTTATTCAAAATTCACTTCCAGTCAGGCGGCGCTAATTCAGATATCACGATCCGCACATTCGAAGCAGTACGTAAATCGAAGGAAGCATTAGACCTGTTCACTACCGGAGCATAACGAATGGCAAAGACGAAGTGGCCTAAACTTCCCCGGTTCTTCGTGCCATTGTTCCATAGCGCCAATGTCTACCTGTGTCGTTCAAAGGAAGAGTGGGATCAGGCTTGTATTCATCTTGGAGTTGATAGCGGCGGGAATGAGATGCTGGCGGGGGCAACACAGTCATATTGCAATACCGAAACAGGCGAGAACCTTTACCTGCTTGGGGTATTCAATGGAAATGCTGCCACACTGGTTCATGAATGTGCTCACGTCGCATTCTATGTCTGCCGAGATGTTGGTGTAACCACTCATCCTGGCGACGCAAACGAAACCTACTGCTACATGCTTGACAGAATGTTCAGTCACTTCCTGCCGTTCTTTCATGAACCAGAAAAAGAAGGAGCCAAGTAATGGCAAACCCAAACTTCACGCCATCATGGCCTCTCTACAAAGATGCTGATGGTGCATATGTGTCTGCCCTTCCGATTAAAGCTATCAAATACGCTAATGACGGAAGTGCAAACGCAGAATTTGACGGTCCGTATGCTGACCAGTACATGTCAGCGCAAACAGTAGCCGTATTCAAGCAGGAAGTCGGTGGATATCTGTTTCGAAGCCAGTACGGCGAGCTGCTCTATATGAGCAAGACAGCATTTGAAGCTAAGTACACTTCTGCAAGCGGTTCAGTAACGAATGCAGAGACGGCGGATAAGTTATCTACTGCTCGCACTATCACACTAACCGGCGCTGTCACAGGTTCAACGTCCTTTGATGGTTCGGCTAACGTGACTATCGCAACAACATCAGGAAGTTAACTTATGGCAGCACCAAAGGGCAACCGATTCTGGGAGGCCCGCAGTAGTCATGGGCGTAACCCGAAATTCGAGTCGCCTGAGGCGCTGTGGGCTGCTTGTTGTGAATACTTCGAGTGGGTGGAGGCTAACCCACTATGGGAGATGAAGGCTTTCTCATATCAAGGAGAAGTTACACAAGAGCCTATCGCCAAGATGAGGGCGATGACCATCACTGGGCTAACGCTATTCCTCGATGTGACGCTTGAGACATGGCGACAATACAGGGTGAGAGAAGACTTATCTGAGGTCGTTACGCGAGCAGAGCAAATCATCTACGACCAAAAATTCTCCGGCGCAGCCGCTGATCTTCTCAACGCTAACATCATCGCCCGCGATTTGGGCCTCAAAGAGCAGTCGCAAGTTGAAGACGTGACACCTGATAAGGGAGATCGCGATAAGCGCCGCTCTCGTATCAAGGAGCTATTCAACCGTGGAACTGGACGCGATTCTTGATAACCTGAGCGACGAAGAGCAAATCGAATTGCTCGAGCTACTCGAAGAAGAAGAGAACTACCGAAATACACACTTGCTATATGAGTTTACGCCATACAGCAAACAGCGTGAGTTCATCGACGCAGGTCATGACTATCCAGAGCGATGTTTTATGGCTGGTAACCAGCTTGGTAAGTCATTTACTGGCGCTGCTGAAGTCGCGTTTCACCTTACCGGGCGATACCCGGGAACGAAAGGTTATCCGGCTGATGGTAAATATGGCGGAGAGTGGAAAGGTAAGCGTTTCTATGAGCCAGTTGTCTTCTGGATTGGCGGTGAAACAAACGAGACTGTAACCAAAACGACTCAACGCATCCTGTGCGGGCGTATCGAAGAGAATGATGAACCTGGCTATGGGTCAATCCCGAAAGAGGACATCATTAGCTGGAAGAAGTCTCCGTTCTTCCCTAATCTTGTTGATCACCTTCTTGTTAAGCACCACACGCCAGAAGGCGTCGAAGATGGCATCTCAATATGCTACTTCAAGCCATACTCGCAAGGCCGTGCACGCTGGCAGGGTGACACAATCCACGGCGTGTGGTTTGACGAAGAGCCACCATACAGCATTTATGGCGAAGGTCTTACCCGTACAAACAAATACGGGCAATTCTCAATTCTGACGTTTACCCCGCTGATGGGGATGTCTGACGTTGTTACCAAGTTCCTGAAGAATCCCAGTAAGTCGCAGAAAGTGGTCAACATGACCATCTATGACGCTGAGCACTACACCGACGAGCAGAAAGAGCAAATCATAGCATCCTATCCTGAGCATGAGAGAGAGGCACGTGCTCGTGGTATTCCTACGATGGGTAGCGGGCGAATCTTCCAGATACCAGAAGAGACGATTAAGTGCCAGCCGTTTGAGTGTCCCGATCACTTCTATGTTATCGACGCTCAGGACTTCGGCTGGAACCACCCGCAAGCTCACATTCAGCTTTGGTGGGACAAAGACGCAGATGTTTTCTATCTGGCGCGTGTATGGAAGAAATCAGAGAACACTGCCGTTCAGGCATGGGGTGCTGTTAAGTCGTGGGCTAACAAAATACCTGTCGCGTGGCCTCATGACGGTCACCAACACGAAAAGGGCGGTGGTGAGCAACTTAAAACCCAATATGCGGACGCCGGGTTCTCTATGCTTCCCGAACACGCAACGTTCCCGGATGGCGGTAACTCAGTAGAGTCAGGCATTAGTGAACTTCGTGACCTGATGCTTGAAGGAAGATTCAAAGTATTCAACACATGCGAACCATTTTTTGAAGAGTTCCGCCTATATCATCGCGATGAGAACGGCAAGATTGTCAAGACCAACGATGATGTGCTCGATGCTACTCGCTACGGCTACATGATGCGCCGCTTCGCCAGGATGATGCGCGATATCAGAAAGCCGAAAGAAAAGAAAATCCCCGCACCGATTAGACCAGTACGCAGAGGACGATAATGGCCGACAATGAAAACAGGCTGGAGAGCATCCTGTCGCGCTTTGATGCGGACTGGACAGCCAGCGATGAAGCCAGAAGGGAGGCCAAGAATGATCTCTTCTTCTCCCGTGTATCTCAGTGGGATGACTGGCTATCACAATACACAACCCTGCAGTATCGCGGGCAGTTCGATGTTGTACGACCAGTGGTGCGCAAACTCGTTTCTGAGATGCGTCAGAACCCTATTGATGTTCTGTATCGTCCAAAGGATGGAGCAAGCCCTGACGCTGCTGATGTGCTGATGGGCATGTATCGCACCGACATGCGGCACAATACGGCGAAAATTGCTGTCAACATAGCCGTTCGTGAGCAGATTGAAGCAGGAGTGGGTGCGTGGCGTCTGGTCACTGACTACGAAGACCAAAGTCCAACGAGCAACAATCAGGTTATCCGTCGAGAGCCTATCCATAGTGCCTGCTCCCATGTTATCTGGGACAGCAACAGCAAACTGATGGACAAGTCTGACGCCCGTCACTGCACAGTTATCCACTCAATGAGCCAGAATGGTTGGGAGGATTTCGCAGAAAAATACGACCTCGATGCTGATGATATTCCATCATTCCAGAACCCCAACGATTGGGTATTTCCATGGCTGACGCAGGACACAATTCAGATCGCTGAGTTTTACGAAGTGGTCGAGAAGAAAGAGACGGCGTTTATCTACCAAGACCCGGTTACGGGTGAGCCGGTAAGCTACTTTAAGCGCGACATTAAAGACGTCATCGACGACCTGGCTGATAGTGGATTTATCAAAATTGCAGAGCGCCAGATTAAGCGTCGCCGGGTATACAAATCGATTATCACCTGCACCGCTGTACTCAAAGACAAGCAGCTCATTGCTGGCGAACATATCCCAATTGTTCCGGTATTCGGAGAGTGGGGCTTCGTTGAAGATAAAGAGGTGTATGAGGGCGTCGTCCGCCTGACAAAAGACGGTCAGCGTCTACGCAACATGATTATGTCGTTCAACGCCGACATCGTGGCCCGCACCCCGAAGAAGAAGCCTTTCTTCTGGCCTGAGCAGATTGCAGGCTTTGAGCATATGTATGACGGTAACGATGATTACCCGTATTACCTGCTCAATCGCACGGATGAGAACAATGGAGAAATGCCAACTCAGCCGCTGGCATATTACGAAAACCCGGAGGTCCCGCAAGCCAACGCCTACATGCTGGAAGCAGCCACCGCGGCAGTGAAAGAGGTCGCGACGCTAGGTGTTGATGCAGAGGCGGTAAACGGTGGGCAGGTAGCCTACGACACTGTTAACCAGCTAAACATGCGCGCTGACCTTGAGACATACGTGTTTCAGGATAATCTGGCTACCGCTATGCGCCGTGACGGTGAGATTTACCAGTCGATAGTTAATGACATCTACGATGTTCCTCGCAACGTGACAATCACCCTTGAGGATGGCAGTGAAAAAGAGGTTCAGCTAATGGCTGAGGTTGTTGACCTTGCCACTGGTGAACGGCAGGTACTGAACGATATCAGGGGGCGCTATGAATGCTACACGGATGTTGGACCATCATTCCAGTCCATGAAGCAGCAAAGCCGTGCAGAAATTCTTGAGTTGCTCGGCAAGACGCCACAGGGAACGCCAGAATATCAACTGCTGTTGCTTCAGTACTTCACCCTGCTTGATGGTAAAGGTGTCGAGATGATGCGTGACTATGCCAATAAACAGCTTATTCAGATGGGCGTTAAGAAGCCGGAAACACCTGAAGAGCAGCAATGGTTTGTCGAAGCGCAGCAGGCCAAACAAGGACAGCAAGACCCGGCAATGGTTCAGGCGCAGGGTGTGCTGTTGCAAGGTCAGGCTGAACTGGCTAAAGCGCAGAATCAGACGCTATCTCTTCAAATCGACGCGGCTAAAGTCGAAGCTCAAAACCAACTTAACGCTGCGAAAATCGCAGAAATATTCAACAACATGGATCTCAATAAACAGTCCGAGTTTAGAGAGTTCCTCAAAACCGTTGCTTCATTCCAGCAGGACCGCAGCGAAGACGCTCGCGCAAATGCTGAGTTACTCCTTAAAGGCAATGAACAGACGCACAAGCAGCGAATGGACATTGCCAATATCCTGCAATCGCAGAGACAAAATCAACCTTCCGGCAGTGTAGCCGAGACACCTCAATAAGAGAGAGTTAATCATGGAACCAACCACCGAAATTCAGGCAACTGAAGACTTAACCCTGTCCGGCGATCATGCAGCGGCATCTGCTGATAGCTTAGTTGTCGATAATGCCAACGACAATGCAGGTCAGGAAGAGGGCTTTGAGATTGTCCTGAAGGACGATGAGACAGCACCAAAACAAGACCCGGCAAAGAACGCAGAATTCGCCCGCCGCCGCATCGAGCGCAAACGACAGCGCGAGCTTGAGCAGCAGATGGAGGCAGTTAAACGCGGAGAATTGCCGGAGAGTTTACGGGTAAACCCTGACCTTCCACCTCAGCCGGATATTAATGCCTATCTGTCAGAAGAAGGCCTGGCTAAATATGACTACGACAACAGCCGTGCGCTTGCCGCTTTCAATGCTGCTAATACCGAATGGCTAATGAAAGCGCAGGACGCCCGCAGCAATGCCGTAGCAGAACAGGGCCGCAAGACTCAGGAGTTTACCCAGCAATCAGCGCAATACGTCGAAGCTGCCCGCAAACACTATGACGCGGCGGAAAAGCTCAATATCCCTGACTATCAGGAGAAAGAAGACGCATTTATGCAACTGGTTCCGCCTGCGGTTGGAGCCGACATTATGCGCCTGTTCCCGGAGAAGTCCGCCGCGCTCATGTATCACCTGGGTGCAAACCCGGAGAAAGCCCGCCAGTTACTGGCGATGGATGGGCAGTCCGCGCTGATTGAACTCACTCGACTATCCGAACGCTTAACTCTCAAGCCTCGCGGTAAACAAATCTCTTCCGCCCCCCCTGCTGACCAGCCGATTACCGGTGATGTCAGCGCAGCAAATAAAGATGCCATTCGTAAACAGATGGATGCAGCTGCGAGCAAGGGCGATGTGGAAACCTACCGCAAGCTAAAGGCAAAACTTAAAGGAATCCGATAATGGCTTTGAACGAAGGTCAAATTGTTACACTGGCGGTGGATGAGATTATTGAAACCATCTCCGCAATCACTCCAATGGCGCAGAAAGCCAAGAAATATACCCCGCCACCTGCTCCTATGCAGCGCTCCAGCAATACCATCTGGATGCCTGTAGAGCAGGAGTCCCCCACTCAGGAGGGTTGGGATTTAACTGATAAAGCGACAGGGTTACTGGAGCTTAACGTCGCGGTAAACATGGGAGAGCCGGATAACGACTTCTTCCAGTTACGCGCAGATGACTTGCGAGACGAGACTGCGTATCGTCACCGCATCCAGTCAGCAGCTCGCAAACTGGCTAACAACGTTGAGTTGAAAGTCGCAAACATGGCCGCCGAGATGGGGTCATTGGTTATCACTTCGCCGGATGCTATCGGCACTAATACCGCAGACGCATGGAACTTTGTGGCCGATGCAGAAGAACTGATGTTCTCCCGCGAACTTAACCGCGACATGGGGACATCGTACTTCTTCAACCCGCAGGACTACAAAAAGGCGGGTTATGACCTGACTAAGCGCGATATCTTTGGGCGCATTCCTGAAGAAGCGTACCGCGATGGCACTATCCAGCGTCAGGTTGCTGGCTTCGATGATGTCCTGCGCTCTCCGAAACTTCCTGTGCTGACCAAATCTACTGCAACTGGCATCACTGTATCCGGTGCGCAGTCCTTCAAGCCTGTCGCATGG